ATGCAAACCGTTATTTTTGGTCGTTCGGGTTGCCCTTACTGTGTGCGTGCAAAAGATCTGGCTGAGAAATTGAGCAATGAACGCGATGATTTTCAGTATCAGTATGTAGATATTCGTGCGGAAGGGATCACTAAAGAAGATCTACAACAAAAGGCAGGTAAACCCGTAGAAACCGTGCCGCAGATTTTTGTCGATCAGCAACATATCGGCGGCTATACCGATTTTGCTGCATGGGTGAAAGAAAATCTGGACGCCTGATCGTCTGACAAGCCCTCGCGTTGAGGGCTTTACTGATTTTTTCTGTGCTGTGGTTTAAACAAACTACTGATAAATAAGAAACACAGTGCCCCCAGCGCACACCAGAACACCGCGCTTAGTAACCATGCCAGCTCTTGCCAGAATGAGCGCGTCGGTGAAAAAAACAGCCGCATAATGAGCATCGAACAGGGTGCCGCCAGCATTGCGCCAAACAGAGGTTTCAGGACTTCTCTACGCTGTGAAAAGAAGCTGGCGACTGCTCCAGGAAGAATGAAAAATAGCAAGCCGATTTCAGGATGCCCGGCAGCCCGAAAAGCGCCTTTCATGTGCGTCGCCAGAAAAAGGCACACCACAATGAAGAGGACAAAACAGCAGATTGCCCCCGCCCAACGTTGTTTATGTTTCACTCGTTCCTCCTGACACTGCGTCTATCGAACACATTTTTCGCCAGTGTGGCGTTCAGTAAGATAAAGCCGCTTCGCATTCCATGCTAATATAGGCCAACGCAATTCATATAGCCGTTGATACCTAATGTGATTACACTAGTAAAATATATTGTTACTTTACTATCGTTTAGGTGCGCTGAATGAATCTGCGCCCTGAATTCTGGTAAAAAACATTATCGTAAATTACCATTTCTTTCAACAGCTTACTAGTAAACAAGAAGTTAGCCTCCGTGAATATAAACGTCGCCGAATTGTTAAATGGGAATTACATTCTGTTATTATTTGTGGTCCTCGCGCTTGGGCTATGTCTCGGAAAGTTACGACTTGGTTCGATCCAACTGGGTAATTCCATTGGCGTTTTAGTCGTATCGCTGTTATTAGGCCAACAACATTTCAGCATTAACACCGATGCGCTTAATCTTGGCTTTATGCTGTTTATTTTCTGCGTCGGGGTCGAAGCCGGACCGAACTTTTTTTCCATTTTTTTTCGCGATGGGAAAAATTACCTAATGTTAGCACTGGTGATGGTTGGCAGTGCGCTGGTGATCGCCTTAGGGTTAGGTAAGCTGTTTGGCTGGGATATTGGCCTGACGGCCGGTATGTTAGCAGGCTCTATGACGTCGACACCGGTTCTGGTCGGTGCTGGCGATACACTGCGTCATTCCGGCATGGAAAGCAGGCAGCTCTCACTGGCACTGGATAATCTGAGCCTCGGGTATGCCTTAACCTATTTAATCGGTCTGGTGAGTTTGATTGTTGGTGCGCGTTACTTGCCGAAATTGCAGCATCAGGACTTACAGACCAGCGCCCAGCAAATCGCCCGCGAACGTGGCCTGGACACTGATGCCAACCGTAAGGTTTATTTACCGGTGATCCGTGCCTATCGCGTCGGCCCGGAACTGGTGGCCTGGACCGACGGCAAAAATCTGCGTGAACTGGGTATTTATCGACAAACCGGCTGCTACATTGAACGTATTCGACGTAACGGGATTCTGGCAAATCCAGACGGTGATGCCGTGCTACAAATGGGCGATGAAATAGCGTTGGTAGGCTATCCCGACGCCCATGCCCGACTCGATCCCAGCTTCCGTAACGGTAAAGAAGTTTTCGATCGTGACCTTCTCGACATGCGTATCGTCACTGAAGAAGTGGTCGTTAAAAACCATAACGCTGTAGGTAAACGTCTCGCACAACTGAAGTTGACCGATCACGGTTGCTTCCTTAACCGCGTCATTCGTAGCCAGATTGAGATGCCGATAGATGACAACGTCGTGCTTAACAAAGGTGACGTTTTACAAGTCAGCGGCGATGCCCGCCGCGTAAAAACCATCGCCGATCGCATCGGCTTTATCTCGATTCACAGCCAGGTCACTGACCTGCTGGCATTCTGCGCCTTCTTTGTTATTGGGCTGATGATCGGGATGATCACCTTCCAGTTCAGCACATTCAGTTTCGGCATGGGGAACGCTGCCGGGTTGTTATTCGCCGGAATTATGCTGGGCTTTATGCGTGCTAACCACCCGACCTTCGGTTACATTCCGCAGGGTGCATTAAGCATGGTGAAAGAGTTCGGCTTGATGGTGTTTATGGCAGGGGTTGGTCTGAGCGCCGGTAGCGGTATTAATAACGGCCTGGGCGCGATTGGCGGTCAGATGTTGATTGCCGGATTGATTGTCAGTCTGGTGCCCGTGGTTATCTGTTTCTTGTTCGGTGCTTATGTATTGCGAATGAACCGCGCGCTGTTGTTCGGCGCAATGATGGGCGCACGTACCTGCGCGCCGGCAATGGAGATCATCAGTGATACAGCTCGCAGTAACATCCCGGCGCTGGGCTATGCGGGCACCTATGCAATCGCCAACGTCCTGCTGACGCTGGCAGGGACAATCATCGTCATGGTATGGCCAGGATTAGGATAAAACTGAAGTTGCCCTGAAAATGAAATTTTTTTGCACAACCGCAGAACTTTTCCGCAGGGCATCAGTCTTAATTAGTGCCACTGCTTTTCTTTGATGTCCCCATTTTGTGGAGCCCATCACCCCCGCCATTTCGGTTCAAGGTTGATGGGTTTTTTGTTGCCTGAATTTTTCAACCCATGAAATCAATAGATTACACCAACCATTTCCCATGCTTGGCGACAAAGTGGCGACACAACTAAAGTCCCTCCTTCCCACAACGAAAACCATTGTCTAAAAATCGTATTGATTTAAAATCCCTTTTTTTCTTGTCAGGATGACTAATCATGACTTCCTACGACCAACTTAAAGAATGTATCCGCCTTGAAGTCATTGGCCATGACAAATCCTTTTCATGGCGTAAAGCGTTACTTCGTACCCGACGCAACCAGAAGAAGCACTTCCTGTTCTGGTGGCGTATTGCTTCATGGCTCTATGGTCAGAATAGCAAGTTCAAAAAGCGCATTGCCCGCAGGATTGAAAACCGCCTCAAGTACCGGCACAGCGTTGATATTTCTCTGTCATGCAAAATTGGCAAGGGTTTAAACATTGCTCATCTGAACGGTATTGTTATTACTGACAATTGCGTGATTGGTGATTTCGCCGACCTGAAGCAAGGCATCACCATAGGGTTTCCGTCTGCGTCAAGCAGCTGCACGTCCACGGCGTAACGTGGCCGGAAGGGATCGGCAAAGTTACCGCTTTTTACCGGCTCTGAATGCGCCACGACTCTGGCCATCTTTGGCAAATGAAGCCCGGATGCCAGTTCCGGGTAATGGCTTTCAATCTGCCGTTGCGCCGGTGTTTTCTGCAAAGGTTTACCCGTTGCGCGGTTTCTCGGCGTCCATGTGATCGCCATCGTGTCATTAGTCAGGTGAACTTTAGTCACGCGTTCACCGTTCATCTCCACCCCTGGCCGCATAGTCTGGATCACTGGTAATGTCACAGAGTTACCGCCAGCAGCACCCTGGCTGAACTCTGACGGGATTTCTACGGGACGACCGGCAAACAATGACTTTTCTGCGCCGCCGACGTAAAGCGAACCATCAGGCAACTGGTACCAGATGTAATCCTGGATACTGAACGACCTGCCCAGATTGTTCAGCAACTGATAACCAGTACCGTTATGGGTAAAATGTGGGATGGGGGTATCGCTGTACTGTGTGTCAGGCACACTGACCGTGATCCCGCTGTTTTCTTCCAGCCAGCCCGCAATTTCACGCAAAGTCGGGTGTTGAAACGAACATGGCCACATCCTTTCAAACACACCAACCAGTTCACGAATGAACAGACGCTGAAAACCGTTTTCAGCGGGCTGCGATCGCTCCGCATACCCCGTAAACCAGCGCAAAAGCAGATCGGTATACCCCACATCCAGCCGCACCAGTTTTCCGGTGTAATCGGTTGTTGTCTCTGCGGTGATGAAGCCCCGGCCGCAGCTGTTCAGCTCCAGTACCAGGCTGGCATCCACCAGGTGAACTTCATCCGTTGAAAGGTAAAGGCGTTTTACTGGTTTCATCATTAACCCAAAGCATCATTGACGGGCTTCAGCACCTTGCGTTCAAACCACGTCAGTTTTTCTTCATCTTCTCCGGCAGACTGACCACCGGACTGTCCCGCACTACTGGCAGTCTGTTTTTTTGCGGTCGTCTTACCTGTTGCCCTTGCCTCTCGCTTTTCCTGCACGCTGATATGTTCCGCCAGTGTGAATGTCACCAGCCAGGACATTTTTCCGTCCTGCTGTGGTGCATCCAGCATTCCGCTAAACGTTGCTTCACGAAAATTAACAGCACGGGCAACTTCATGCGCCACGCGGTACTTCTGACGATTACCACTGGCATCGGTAGCACTGGCCAGCTCAAAAATACGCTTCAGTATTTCAGGCTGTTTAAAAGGGATTTCACCGCTGATCCGCAGTTCCTTTCCCTTTGCCCCCTGCTCTGATTTTGTTGTGGCGCTGGTCTGGCCGGACTGATCTTTATCCTGAAACTGCTGTGAAACAGTCACCCGCATGTTTTTCAGCTGGATGGCCTCGCCATTAAGCGCCAGTGTCGGGATCGAAGTCATGAATCATTCCCTTTATTCCATCAAGATTATCGCCAACCAGCATCATGGCTGCGGTGTAAACGGCAGACTGCTGCGGAATGTCCTTCACCAGTTCCAGTAACGTGGTACCGGTGTCTCCGCTGGCAGTAAAAACCCACGCTCTGGCACTTTTCCCCTGTAAATCATTCAGGCCGCTGGCCACATCACTGATAAGCTGGTCACGCAGCTGCGTGAACTCGCCCAGCTGTTTTTTCAGCCCTTCGATATCAAACCCGGCACCCGCCGCCTTTTGTGCCTGGCTGATTGCCGCAGCAGATAAAGCTGCCCTGCTGGTTGGTACAGACAGCGGAATGGACGCAGGTAACGCTGCGGCGGCTTTCGCCGGGATCTGCATCTTTTCAATAGCCAACGCTGCGGCGGATTGCGCCAGCCGTTTGACCTGTGTGAATGCCGGGGCGGGGAAAATCCCGACCAGGTTATTCAGACTGGCCATAAAGTTTTCCTGCGTCTGTCCGGTGACCATCATAATCACCACGTCCACATTCCCACCTGTTCCGGCCAGGCGTTCAGCAAGATAGCGAACGGCATTAACCGGGCTGAGATATGCCCCGTTCGCTGTCTGCTGTCCCAGCCCATAAATCCACGGATGCGCAGGGACGATCGAACAGTTCAGCGCAGCAACAGAATCCGTGAAGGCCAGACGTGCTTCACGCCACATTTCCAGGCACCTCCGGCCACACAATTTCCGGCGCATCTTCCGGTTGAATACGATTCAGTAAAACGCGGTATTTTTTCCATGCGATAAGCAGGAGTGCTTCTTCTTCGGTCGCCATGTCTAAATCAACGGCATCCTGCAATGTGGCAATGGCATCATTGGCCTGTTTAAGCAGGCTTTTCTTTTCGGCGTCTGCCTCGCTGACCAATGCAGTTCGCATGGCCTCCGCATCATCCACCCACGCCTTACCATTCCATTTTTGCCAGGCATTAGCCGGTGCTGACGTGGTAGTCCCTTCCACAGTAGGAACCCAGCGCGGCAACAGCACATCGCGTTTATATTCGACGCGATCGGCGATGGTAGGCAGACTTCGAACGTGTTCCACATCCTTTTCCAGCGCCCTGATCAGCAGATGCATACTTTCTGTGGTTTCCAGTGCCTGGCTGCGCTTCAGCTTTTGTTCCATTGCAATACGCTGGCTGTGACGCTGCGCGGGGGAAAGTGCCATTTATCAGCCCTCCACCGGTTCGGAGACTTTGCCGATTGTCACAGCAGATTCATCAATGGCCGCATACAGCTCCGGCACTTCCACCGCGTAACCTTCATTGCGCAGATATTTGTTTTCGAACTGCTTACGATCTTCAACAAACTCCGCCTTACGCATACGGGTATTGCGCTGGGTGTAGATGTGCAGGTTAGAAAGCGGCGTAACCACCATGCGTTTACCCGGCATAAACGGCGGGATAATGGCCTGACGACCAGCAATGGTGCTTCCCAGCATCTGCGCAGCAATTTTTTCAGTCGGACGGTCTGCTGCCTGATACAGTCGGTACTGTTCAGCAGCGACCAGATCGGCACCGACCAGGACAACCAGACGCGGGTCATTGCGGAACTGCGCCGGGATTTTGGCGTTAATCAGATCGGACGCCATTGCATCCAGTGACTTGTAATCCCCGGCCTCATCGAGCACCACGGGATCGGTCATAATCTGATTGCCACCCAGCAGCGTTTTCATTCGCTCATGCCAGCCGACGTTCACATCTTCGCCGTTCGGGTTAGCTTCGGGATCAGTGGTTTTTGCACGGCTTTTACCGTTAAAACCAATACGCAGCATATCCAGTGCAAAAGCCTGCGTGGTGAATGCCTGGACAAGGTTGAAAAACTCGTTTTCGTCCTTACCCGCATTTGCCCAGACCGAAAGCAGATCCCAGCGCAACGCGGCGCAGCTGTCTGTCTCAACCAGCGAATAGTCATTACCGTCAACACCCACACGACGAATAAAACGGCCATTTTCGCTGCGGCCGGTATGCAGCACGGAAGAACCGACAGAGATCCCCTGGCCACTCAGTTGGTCAACATCCAGACAGGTGATCATGTTCAGGAACTCGACGGACTCCAGCAACGCAAGACGCAGCGCATTTTCCTGCGGGTCATTCAGGGAAAAATAACGACTGGTATCACGTGCGCCAAAATGCTGCGCCATCCCCGCCGAATATTTATCCAGTAAATCCCGCGCACGATTATTAAGGTGCATAAAACTCCCTCGCAATTAAGCGATATATAAAATTTATTCTGGGCTAATCAGCGTTAAAGCGAATTACAGAAAATTATATTTCCCGGCTTTTTCTGAAATTTTACGCCCCGGTGAGCGGGTATTCTTATTACCCAGATCGTTAAAGCGTGTTACGATTTCTTTCGCATTATCGCGAATGGTCGCAAACTCTTCCGTGTCCACAACTTCAACAATAGTATCCACATCTTCCTGAACCGTGCTCAGTTGTTTTTCAATTGCCCCCCCTCGTGCTTCCAGATCGTTAACAGCATTCGCAAGCGCCTGCAATTTATCATCACCCTGCTGCGTATCATCCTGCTGACCTTCGCTTTCAAACTTTGGCTTAATGCCAAATAAATGGTGCCAGGTTTTTTTCATCAGTTCTTCCTGCTTAATTTTTCCGTCACGGGAAATTACGCAACTGTAATATCCCTGTTTTGATAGTCTGCGCCGACTAAAGCGCAACCGTGTAGTGCCCACACTGGCGGGATTGTCCGTTACGGCCAGTCCGCCCAGATACGTTCGCTCACCTCCGCGCCAGTTAAGTTCTGGCTCAACAGAGAAATAAAGCAACTGCCCTTCATCATTGGCATACAACAGGCGCTTGTTAGGACACAGGCTCACATATAATCGTGCCAGCCCATCTTCCCCGTCCTGCCACATCGCCTTTAGCACTTCGCCAAAATTACCGGCATATCGTTCATGTTCAGGCCAGATTAGTGCGGCGTAATGGGTGACATCATAGGTTTCCCCCATGTCAATAATCCATTGCCGTTCCATGACCCTGCCATCAACCGTATCGCCTTCTGTGGCAACACACAGCCAGTCAGTTTTTAAATGCGACATATCCCCCCTGATTTATTCACTGACCCTGCGAACTCAATTATTGCCAAATAAAACCGCCGCTGCATTACGCTTTATTCTGAACAGTTCGGTTATAACGCTTTACCGAACAGAGACGAATTAACCCCACCGTTTTTTCATCACAGCCACGGCATAATTATCCGCATGGCTAAATACTCTGAAGAATTAAAAGGCGTTGTTCGCGCACTTTATCTGCGCCGCTATACGCCAAAGGAAATCGCATCTGAATTAAATCTGCCGAATGCGCGGATCGTTTACTACTGGGCGGAGAAATACAGCTGGGCGGATTTGCTCAGTTTTGAAAGCACAGAGGAAGCAATTGAACGCCGTTACCAGCTGCTGGCCAGCCGCGATAATAAAACCGATCTCGACCTGAAAGAAATGGACATGCTCATTGCTCATGCCACGAAACTGCGTGCGCAGAGTAATAAACACAAAGAGAAAATGGCCAGCGGTCAGAGTTTCGGGCAAGCAGCTGCGCGGGACAACAATGACGACGAACCGCGCAGCAAACGGAAGTACAAGAAAAACGATATTACCTCGCTGACGCAGGAGGACTTTGACGCATGGGCTGAGGAACATCTTTTTGAATATCAGAAACACCTGCGCAATAACATTGGCCAGCTTGTCAGGAACATCCTGAAAAGCCGCCAGATCGGTGCGACCTGGTATTTTGCGTTTGAAGCGTTTGAAAACGCGGTGATGACCGGAGATCCGCAAATCTTTCTGTCAGCGTCAAAGGCTCAGGCTGAAGTGTTCCGGTCTTACATCGTGAATATTGCAGAGCAGTATTTCGGTATTACGCTGACCGGCAACCCGATCCGCTTAAGCAACGGCGCAGAACTGCGTTTTCTCTCCACCAACAAAAACACCGCACAGTCCTACAGTGGCCACCTGTACTGTGACGAATATTTCTGGGTGCCAAACTTTGCAAAACTTAACGAAGTGGCCAGCGCAATGGCCACGCATGACAAGTGGCGTACCCCCTATTTTTCAACGCCATCGGCAAAAACGCACCAGGCGTACCCGTTCTGGACGGGCGATGAGTGGAAACAGGGCAGTAAAAAACGTGCGGCCATTAAGTTTCCTTCCTTTAACGAAATGCGTGACGGGGGACGACTCTGCCCGGATGGGCAATGGCGCTACGTCATTACGATGGAAGATGCCATTGCAGGCGGTTTCAACCTGGCGAACATCGAGAAACTTCGCAACCGCTACAACGACGCCACTTTTAACATGCTCTATATGTGCGTGTTCGTTGACAGCAAAGATTCCGTTTTCAGCTTTTCCGACCTGGAAGCCTGCGGCGTTGAAATCGACACCTGGCAGGATCACAACCCGGATGCAGCGCGGCCATTCGGTGACAGGCCAGTGTGGGGCGGCTTTGACCCGGCTCGCAGCGGGGATTTGTCCTGTTTTGTCATCATCGCCCCACCGATGCTCGCCGTGGAGAAGTTCCGCGTTCTGAAGGTGATTTACTGGAAAGGCATGAACTTCCGGTACCAGGCAAAACAGATCGAGCAGTTGTTCAAAAAATACAACTTCACTTATCTGGGGGTGGACGTTACCGGCATTGGCCAGGGTGTTTTTGACAACATTCAGCATTTTGCCATGCGCGTGGCCGTCCCTATTCGTTACGACCTGAACACCAAAAATAAGCTGGTACTGAAAGCGGTGGACGTGGTGGAAAGCCAGCGTATTGAGTGGGATAAAAACCTGAAAGAGATCGCGGCCAGCTTTATGTCTGTGCGTAGAACCACCACACAAAGCGGCAACGCCATGACGTTTGTCGCTGACCGCAGCCAGGATACCGGCCACGCAGAGGCATTCTGGGCAATTACCCACGGTCTGCATAACGAACCCCTTAACTATGAAAACAAACCTAAATCCCGCTGGGGTGTAAGGAAAGAGGCAGCATGAGTAAAAAGAAACGCTTTGTTAAGCGCGACCAGCGCGGCGACAAATCAAAAAAGATGAGCATTATCACATTCGGCAAACCTGAACCGGTTCTGACTACCGGCACAGATTACCGTGATATTTGGTACGACAATGCAGCCGATCACTTCACCCAGCCGATAGACCGGCTGGCACTCGCGCAACTGATTAATCTTAACGGTCAGCACGGCGGCATCATTCACGCCCGTAAAAACATGATTGTTTCAGACTACCAGGGGGGCGGGCTTATTCACGATCAGCTGGAAGCGGCAGCGTTTGACTATATAACCTTTGGGGATATTGCGATTGCCAAAATTCGTAACGGCTGGGGCGACGTGATCGCACTTGAACCCTTGCCCGGTCTGTATATTCGCCGCCGCAAAGTCAGAGATAACGCCCTGGATAAGCCCGGTGACTACGTGGTGTTACAGGAAGGAGAACCGCAGGTATGGCCAGAAGAAGATATTATCTTCATCAAAATGTATGACCCGCAACAGCATATCTACGGACTGCCGGACTACATCGGCGGTGTGCATTCCGCGTTACTTAACAGTGAAGCGGTCATTTTCCGACGCCGCTATTACCACAACGGTGCGCACACTGGCGGTATTCTTTATACCCGCGATCCCAGCATGACGGACGAAATGGAGGAAGAAATTGAACAGCAGCTGCGGGACAGCAAAGGGATCGGTAACTTCTCCACCATCCTTGTAAACATTCCCGGTGGAGACGGCGACGCCATCAAATTCATTGAAATGGGGGATATTTCCGCGAAGGATGAATTTGCCAACATCAAAAACATCAGCGCCCAGGACATTCTGAACGCGCACCGTTTCCCTGCTGGCCTCGCCGGCATTGTCCCGCAGAACACTGCCGGACTGGGGGATGTTGAAAAGGCTGAACGCATTTACAAGAAAAGCGAAATTGCCCCCATCCAGCGCCGTTTCATGCTGGCCGTTAACAACGATCCCGAAATACCGGAAAGGCTACACCTTAACTTTGATTTAAGTTACACAGAATCAACGGATAAGGGTGCGGCATGAGGCGAAACAGGCTAAAATCCAGGCATCATTTAACAGCTGGAGCATGGAATATGCGAGTTCTGAAAATCGAATGCCCGGAATGCGGCTCAAAGGCTGTTATTCGTAAAACGAACCGGAAGCACCGGCAGATTGCCGATATTTACTGTGCCTGTTCAGATGTTGAGTGTGGCCACACGTTTGTTATGAATCTGACGTTCTCCCACACTCTCAGCCCCAGCGCTAAAACGGGTGATGCGATGGTGCAAAAAATACTGAATGCACTTTCACCCGATCAGCGCCAGATGGCATTAGACCTACTGAAAACGACTCCCGCCGCCTGAAATGCCCCCATTACTGGGGGTTTTGTTTTCATACTCATCGAGCTTACTTTCCAGATCTGAAGTCAGTTCACTCAGCCAGGCAAGTGCTATGTCTTTCTCACAGCCGGTGCAATTACTTTTAGCTATAAGCCTTGTAAACAACGCAATCCGCTGCAATGCGATAGTTTCCAAAAACAAATCCTGCACAAGCATCCTCCCAAAAACAGAATAACTGTATATAAACACAGTATACATTTAAGCACAAAATGTGAAAGTGCTTTTTCCTGCCATCTACTGACAAATGAATGCCTTTCACATACTTACACCACTACAACCACCCCGGCCACAGCTCCTGCAATGGCTCGTTTTGAGTCTCTTTAAGCCGCCCGTTACGGTAAATCAGTGCCCCCTGACCAAATATCAAACCACTCCCCCGCAGGAGAATGGCTATTTCTTCATCGGAACCATCAAAACCCCGACTGCGTAATTCCAGTTTTAACCGTCTGCGGGTTCCCCCCTCCGTACAGTTATTGACAGAACTCCAAGGGGCGGCGTTGCCGCCAGAAAAACCCGCCTCCGCTGGCGCTTCGGCCAACTTCGCAACCTTCTGCCACTTCACCAGGCGCGTACATACCGCTGAATCTGGAACCAATGGCGAATAGACACCCTGAACACGCTGCACGTCCTCTGCGTATTCATTACCCTGTTCCGTGATTTCATAAGCCAGACGAACAACCAAATCACGGCGGGCAACCAGTGCGCCACCCTGCGCCTGGGTGTATGCAGCCCAGTCCCCAACATCAGCAGCAGCCAGAACCGCATCCATTCGGCGGTCAGTCAGCACCTGATCACGCAACCGGCGCAACTCGCGCCAGACAGTCACCGGCGCACCACCAATCTGCTGAAACTGGCGAATGCGCCACCGTGAAGCCCATGCAGAAACGGATTTGGCCATATCCCGCAGGTTTTCCCCTGTTTCGTCGTCCTGTTCACCATCCAGCGCAAATCCATCAATATTTTTGGATATGTATTTGGCGATATAACCCGTAGCCGAACCTTTAGCGGGATCGATGGCTTCAACATGGAAACGTGCCTTTAGCGCGTTTGGCGTTTGCAGTTCTTCGGAGTCGGTAATTCTGGCGTGATAACAAAGAATATCGCGCACGGTATCCACGTCACCAGGACGCATAAAAAGCAGCATGTGCCAGTGCGGTGTGCCATCGTGGTGAGGCTCTACCACACGAAAACCAAAAACATGGATACCTGCCCGGGAAATAGCGGCGCGGGCTTTCGCCCATACACCGCATAAGTAGCGCTGGGTGTCCTGCGGGGTGCAGCCATCCCACTGTGAAACAAAGCCCCCTTTGCTGTGTACCGCATGGAATCGCGATGGCGCAGTGATGGTGTAAAACTCACCGGCCAGCCCTTCTTCATTGGCCATATCTTCAAATCCTCTCATTCTTACCATTAGCTCACAGCGACGGATCGCCGGATTAGCAACGCTGCGGTGCACCATGCTGTCCAGCGCAATACGCAGCCCTTCATCATTCAGGAGGTCAAACTTTTTGAAGAACTCAAGGTTCCGCTTTTTCTGGTCTATCCATTCGCCCAGGGTTTTACGGGACACATAAGCACTGGCGGCTTTCTGTACCTGCCCCACGGCAATGGCCATATGCTCACGCTGCATATCACGCGCTCGCTTAAGACGCAGATACCACCATTCAGGTGCCATCATGCGAAGAATCCCGGATTCAGCCTTACGCGTTTCCAGTTGCCCGCCATTAGCTTCATGCTCTGCCCAGTACGGCGGTTGATTGTTCAGCATCAGGGAACATGTGCATAAATGGCGGTAAGACTCCAGCGTACGGCGGCGCAGCTCTGCGGCATCGTCAGTGCTGCCCACAAACTGATCGGTGAAGTCATAAAGTGACTGGGAAATCCAGCCAGATATCTGACCAGCCAGTTTTTTGAGGTCCGGGCGGTCAAGTGACGGCAGTCGCTCCAGCGACTTACCGAAAGGAAGATCAAGTGCATCAGCGGCCAGCTTGTAACGTGCAGCCACTTTGCGCAGACGTGGCAATACATTCCCGCCGATAGTCTTGCGCAGGAATGTATTGGCACGGCGACGCCCGTCACGACCAGACAGCAGCTTTTCGTAACGGTTGCCAAAATACCCGGCTAACCAGTCGGGTATCTCATGCAGGTACTGGGAACGCCATTCGTAATCCTGAGGGTTAACAGCCCACAGGCGACGTTCTGTGATCGTCGCATCTGACGGGGTGCCAGGCGCAAAGGTTTCACGCCGCCAGGCATTGACGGCGTGGTGTTGGCCAGGCTCCAACATATCAGCCACGGTTAACCCACTTGCCCCAGAAATCAATCAGGAAGGCCACAAGTACGACCGCTACCAGCGGTAGCCAGAGAACCGCACTCAGAGTGATTAACCCTAAATCCTCAGCATCGTAATCAAATTCATCCTGACATTCGTCCCATAAGAGAAAGGCGAAAGTAAAACAGGCAAACAAGGCATAAATGCCGGTGATAATTTCCGCCATCATGCCACCACCGCCCTAACGTCGATCGCCGGGTTTGCAGGTGACTTAAGAATCAGCTCTGCGGCAACTTTCTGGCTTGCAGCTGCTGCACCCACACTGCGCGGTGCATTTACCCGTACAGCTTCGAATCCTGCATACAGGTAATGTACCATTTCCAGATCGCTGTTTGACGCGACAACCTTAATCCCACGCTCAGCCAGGCGGCGCAACTTACGCGCCAGCCGTCCCTGATCCATGTGCGAAAAACCACGCTCATGGTAAGCGGTGAAATTGTCGGTATCAGTCAGGTAAGGCGGATCACAATAAACAACGTCATGCCCGTCCCTTACCAAATCAAGCGTTTCTGAATAGTGGGCAGTAATGAACGTTGCGCGTTTCGCTTTTTCAGCAAATGCGCGTATTTCATCAGCAGGAAAGTACGTTTTTTTGTACTTACCAAACGGAACATTGAACTGGCCACGGCGATTGTATCGGCACAGACCATTGAAGCAGTGACGGTTCAGATAAAGAAAACGCGCCGCAGCTTCCACAGATTCAGAACCAAAGGATTTACCGGACTGGTTGAAAGCATCACGCACTGCGTAATAGAAAATTGCCCGGTTTTCTTCATCGCCTAATGCACCGGCAAAAAACAAAGCCTCCAGTTCAATAAGCAACGCATCTGTGTGATAAGCCATCGTCTTATACAGATTGACCAGATCAGGATTCACATCAGCGATCAGATACTCGTCATAATCCGTATTCATCATGACAGCGCAGGAACCGGCGAAAGGTTCAATCAGGCGCTTACCTTCCGGCAGATGGGGAAGCAACTGAGGCATAAGGCGGGCTTTGCTTCCCACCCACTTAAGCGGAGTTTTTACTGCCATGCTGCACCGCCTTTACCGCAAATCGCTGCGGCTTCTTCGCGGATTAATTCAACAATTTCCGTTGCACTTAAACCTTCATTGGCTGCATGGGGGGCCAGCTTATCCAGGCGGGTGGAACACAGATCAGCAACTGCGGCTTTACCTTCTTGCGTGGCTTTAGTGAGCATGGCCAGCAGGTCAGTGCCTGATTTTGTTGCGGGTAAATCCTGACGTGTCATGTGCATTTTGGTTTCCTTAAGGCAAAAGAATCCCCGGCCACCTAAGCTGTGGCCAAAAAATTCAGGTTGTTAATTAGTGAAAAGCGGGTTGTACAGTGACGGCTGAATGGTTCGGTGCTGGAATAAGGTGCAGCTCGTACGTTGTCCGCCACCACTCCTGAATCAGTGCTTTAATCTCGCCAACACCCAGCGCCCCGGCCGTATAGAAAATTGCGCGGATCCCGGCCAGCGCTTCAATCTGGGCTTCTTTGCTTTCGGCCTCGCGATACACGCAGCACCAGAAAGCAGCATTGATCGCCAGCCAGTGACGTGGATTAGTCATGTGCTCAGTGTCATTAAAGAAGAACGGATGTAACGCAATACGACCATTTTTACTGGTGCTTTTCTCTGCAAAAGCCACGGCGTAATTATGCGGAACTCCCCACACGGCCAGCTCAGCCCCTAACGATTTACCTTCAACAGAAATAATGGTCATCAGAGATTCCCCTGTTCTTGCAACTTATGGACGATGTGAGGCGCGATAATCATTTGCGGCCCCCGATTGGTATTGATTGGATAAACCCGCTTTATCGGACGGTTTGCGGTACTTTTAGAAAAATCACTGTCACGCAATGACCCGAATCCGTTCATGGTCAGACGCGCGCGGGAAATGCCGCAACGCAGCTGAATCATTGCCCGGTAATCCAGACGTTCAAACAGTTCCCGCCAGCAGCATTTGCTTAAGTGGGCTTTGAAGACACTCAAGCCAGAATTCACAGCGGCGGCATGGAGAACTACCCCGCGCCACTCCGGTGTTAATTTGTCCCACCAGTCAGCAGCCTCACTGCTGGTATTGAAGTATTTGCGGCGAATCTTTTTAAGCTGATCCAGTCCGCGCTGTTGCTGTTCCTGACTAATCGCCATAACAACCCCCTATAGCCCCATCAGGCGACGCCACCACGGACGGCGCGGTTGCTGACCATTGAATTTGTACATATAGCCAGGATTCCAGCGCTGGCCATTTGGCAATTCAATCCAACCAGTGGAACCGCTTGGCAGCTGCATAGCTGGTGATTCATTTTTGAGATAAGTAACAAACGCTTTCATGGTGCTCCCTCACATCAAGCCGGTGGCGTTAGCCGTCACCAGATCCACCGCTGCGGCCAGAACGGGCGCAGACTGGATGCGGCTTTCAACGGTATAAGCCAGCACGGATAAGCTACGGATTGCATCGCGAGCGCGATCCAGAATTTGTGTACGGCGGGCGGCGGGCATATGACCAGTTAATACGGCTTCCCCAGCAATTGCTCCCACACTGGCTGTGGCACTTAGTGCACACAACTGCATGTTGCCTTCTGTGGCATTGTTCACCGGTACAGATGGAAGGCAGTTAATCTGCCCCAGCATCCCATCCAGTAAACGTGCATCTTCGGTGTAATCCGTAATAGCTAAAAGCTCGTCACAGGTTAAACGGTGCGGCTGTGCTGGATTCAATTTGTTGCGGAGGATCTGTGGTCTCATACCAATGGCTGCGGCCACATCTTCTAGGTTGTGCTCAATCGCAAATGCTCGGCAAGCCGTATCAAAGTGCGCATGTTTGGAGGTTTGATAATCAAACATAGTCAGCCCCTTCCCTTTATTTCAAAATCGAATCAATTGATTACGACATTGCAATCGGCAAGCGCATCCACTGTCATGGCTGCAATGTTGATCATTACCTTTTCACGTTTTTTATCCTTGCGAAGACGATGCCGCTTAAGGCGTCCATCTGCGAGCATACTGTTGATAGTGTCTACAGATAACCCTGTGAGTTCACTGTACTTTTCAACCGAAATGGATGGGACAGCTAATGTGATTGAAATGTGCTGAGTCATAAGGCAACATCTCCTGTTTAAGTGTGTTTAACATTGACGAGCAGTTGTAAGTCACATTTTGAAATCAATGCGACTATAAGATCACAAATTGAAATCGTCAACCATAAAGTTCACAAGGTGAAATCGATGGATTTTAGTCAAGGTGGAAAGAAAGCTATCGAAAGGATGGTTGAAGCCTATGGGTTCACTACAAGACAGGCGTTATGTGAACAACTAGGCATATCAAAAAGCAGTCTTGCTACACGCTACATGAGAGATTCATTCCCTTCTGATTGGGTTATTCAGTGCGCGCTCGAAACAGGAGTAAACATAAAGTGGCTGGTAACAGGCTTACCTCCTAAACATGAATATTTAACTTCTGACATCATCAATATTCAAAAAATAAAATTGATTGATGGAGTGCTATTGGATGCAGGAACACTAATGTTTGACAAGGTGTTCATTCCTGATGGTTTATCATCACCATCTGTGATATCAAACGGGAATAACTCTTATTTTATTGAGAGGGATTTCACAGATGTAGTTGATGGTGATTGGTTAATCTCCATTGATGGAAAGCATTCTATAAAACAAGTTATTAGAATTCCTGATAATAAAGTTAAGATTAACTATGGGAATATCATTGTTGATATGAACATTAATGACCTTGTATTCATCGGCAAAGTTATAGCAGAATTCAAGATAAGAGGCTAAT